TCATTTTCCATGGTGAGTGTTGCTCGTCGTTACTTCGTTGGTGGAGGTCCTGCCCCAGCTGCCGGCTTCGGCGGCTCGAGCGTCAAGGGTGGCATCTTAACACCGGGTGCGAGATCTGTCGGCATGCCTGGAATTGCAGGGGCAGGTTGCCCCGGCGGCCCGCCCGGCGCGGCGTTGGGGTCGCCCTGCGGTCCCAGATCCCCGCTCTGCTCCAAGAGCAGCTGAGCGTCTCCAGGCGGCAGCACTCCGGTTAGGGATACGTTCACTTTCACCTGTGGCGGTGCAGGCGGCGGAGGTGCTGGCGGTGTCGGTTCGCCTTTCGGAATGAACTCGTCGAGGTCCAATCGATCGTCCATGCGCTTGAGCGTTTCGCGCAGAACCATGATCAATGCCTGCGCCAAACCTGGGTCAGTAATTTGCGCGTTCCGGATCTGTATGAGGCTCTTTTCCAGCAATGGCAGGATCGTAGCCCAGTTCGCCTTGTCAGCCGCCGTATTCGGCTTACCTGTCGTGCCGGCGTCGATATCAACTTCAACCATTGTCAGAAGGTCTTCGACATCCATCGATGGCACTTGGCCCGTTTCTGGGTCAACCGGAGGCGGCTCGCCGGTAATCGGATTCGGTTCTGGGTTGTCGTTCGGGCCGAGCCAAAACGCATTTTTTCCGCAGACTCTCAATACCCAAGACAGTGGGCATTCCTGAATGGAGCACTCAGCGGTGTAGACTGCCAGGTCATCCAAACCTTCCTCCAGGCTATCCCGGTCGCTGCCGGTACGGCTCTGAAAGCCCTGATGCTGAATGCTCGCCTCGGTGGCCGTCTTCGGCTCGTTGGCGGCCGTAGCCCCTTGCGACAGCGCCTCTTGAACGCCGCTGATGCGCTCCATGTCGGAAACAGTCGGCGCGGTGTCATACAGCTGCTGATTGTAAGTCGGCAGCGGCTTTGGTGCGAACATGTTCTGTACAGGCGTATTCGCGACACCTTGCAGTGCAATATACTCACCGTCAACGCCCTGCTCGAGCTTCTTGGCCTCGTCCGGCGGCAGACTGCCAGCATTGAACAGGACGCCGGGGCGTGAGCGCTGGCGGGTTAGAACCTGCGCCGAGCGCGTGCCGCTGTACTCGTCCTGCAGTTTACGCAAACGCCAGGGTAAGGACTGAGGGTGGCGTTGACCGTCGACCGGATAGAACCAGAGGCCAAAGAATGGATAGAACCTCTCCGTAGCCTGCGGGGGCGGGTATGGTTCGACCGCCCATTTCTTCACGCCATCGACGATAGTCCTGACAAGTTGGTTTTTGCGATCCCATATTTCAATGATCTTCGCGAATGACGTTGGTTTGGCGCTGCCGCTCGGGGTCAAGCCTTGGCCTTCCGGCACGGTCTGCGTGTATTGGCCGATATCCTGCGTATTGTCGCCTAGAACCTGCTCCTCGCCATCGCCTTTGAGGGCGACATTGCGCTGGTAATACTTGGCAACTTCCTTGATGTCGTCTTCTTTCAGCCGGTCGAAGCGGGACAACAGCGTGTCAGTGCGTACGTACATGTCGCAGCTAATCCAATCTGCGTCTGGGTAGTCCGTAACGTCGGAAACGTCCAGGGAGACTTGAATATCTTCTGAACGCACGAAGTCGCACATGAGGCCGTAGCCTTTCTGCTTCTGCTTTCGCGCTTCGAGGCCTTTAATTGATTCTTCAATGGCGAGCCTCTTCTGCTCGAGGTCTCCGCCATCGTCGTCTTCCGCCAATGCCTTTTTGTCGGCCTCGATGCGCTCAAGCTGGGCCTGGTATGTTGACAGCGACATCTCGATTTGGGGCGCCGGCTTCTGTTGAGTCAGGAACGTGCCCTTAATCCAACCCATTCCAACAGTCAGCGCGGCGCGGACCCACTTCTTACCGGCCTTTTTGAGCTTGCCTTTCTTCCACAGTTCAGAGACGACGAGTTCTAGCGTCGCCGCGAACTTCGTCATCATCGCGTCAGGCTGACTGTCTACCTTCTGTGCGGGTCGTACACTGACATCTGGGTTTTGGGCGAACAGAAATGACACCAGAATGTCGATGAAAGCGCCAATGAGGTTGGCGTCAGATGCCCAGTTAGGGTCAGCAAGCCCAGCTGCATACTTGCGATCACGCGCGTACTGAATGCGCGCCGCCTTGTCGAAAGCGCGAGCGGTCTTGTACTCACCTTGCCACTTTTTGACATCATCCAACTCCGCTTGGTCGTCACCTTTCTGGTCGGCCAGAGCTTTATCCATTGCGCCGCGAGCACCAGAATTTAGTGCCTGGGCACTATCCTCGACATTGCCGAGCAGGTCGTTTACATCGTCCATTACTTGTTGGCCTTCTCAGCGGCAATACGTTGATATGCGTACTGGCGCGATTTCTTGACTTCAACGACGTCGTACTTCACGCCGCCTGGGTATTCTTTCTTGCCCTGGAGCAAAGTGGACAACTTGCTTTCCGCGGTTGGGGCGGCAGCCATAGCTTTATGCAGCACCTCTTCATCAGAAACGTGGGTGGCTTTCACTCAATCTTCCTCGGATGCCGAGGAGCCCGCCTTGACGCCGGCACTCACCGCATCAAACATGGACTTTCCGCTTTTCTGCTTGTTGGCTGCCATCTTCTTGAGCTGCAGTTCGACACGCCGGGACTTCTGGCCGTTCGCCCGGTCGCTTTCCTCCACGGAGATGACGTGGCCGTGGGCGCCGACGTCGAACACGTCACCGACCTTCGGAGTGTCGACGCCGAGCTTCGACAGCGCGTCGCCATCGAGCGTGATGCGATGATTGTAACTGTACGGGTCCGGCTTGTATTTACCAATCGAAGGGCCGTCCAGCTCCTTCTTGCCTTGCTTCATCGACTTGAGATTTAAGGCCATTTTACTACCGTGCATCACTAGTTAAATTCAGGCCGGTTTAGCTTTATGGTGACCCCGCGGCCACCGGCCTTACATCGCCGCAAGACGCCTCCACCGGAAGGTGAGGCGAACGGTAGCAACTCGGCAGGGATTATGCAAGATGGGCATGGCCCGGGGACTTGAACCCCGCGACGCTGGTGGCGGTTTCCCGTTAAGACAGCGTTGCCTACCTGGGGCCATCACTGGCAGGGGTCCAAGGTGTCGAACCTTGCCGGCAGAGATTTGGAGTCTCGCCCATCGCCCGGAAAGTGACCCCTTCTGCGGCCCACATCCTTGTGGGTGGAACTGGATCCATGGTTCCAGACCGAATATAGACTTTATCAAATCTGGCACATTGTGCAACTATATGTGCTCAAGTACCGCCAGTTTGAGCAGTCGGCAGACATCCTCGTACTGATCGCGAAACTGGCGCCGGTAGCGTCGACGTGTCGCCTTGGGCACCCAGCTTGGCGACCAGGCCCAGAGGGAGGGGCCGTCACCCTCCTGGCGGTATAGCAAGACGATGCTCTCGGCCCGCGCTTGTTCGATCAGCTCGACTGCACTAGACATATCGCACCTTGGGATTGTCCTCTTCACCTTGGTACTCTACCCAATCCCCCGAGAACGGCACGAGAAGCTTCGGGTCGTCCTGCGGCGCCTGCCCGTTTTGCACTATGTCCTGTACCCGGCCGGCAAGACCTGCCGCATCCGCGTGGTCATCCCACCTCGAGGCGGGCATTGTCGCGAGCTGCATGTACATCTTCTCAGCGATCGGCGCGATCTTGCCGACGTTCGGCAGATGTACGATGCCCGTCGAGGCCAGAGCCTTGAACGAGGCGCACTTGGCGACTTTATCCTCACCGGAATACATCGGAGTCAACACAACGCGCCATGCGCCGCGCTTGCGCATCGTTTTGTTGATGGATGGCACGATGGAGTTATGTATGACGCCCTTTTCGTCGAACGCTTCGCGCACGTTGTTGTCGCGGCATAGTTGGAAAAACGCCGGGATAGACTTCTCAGTGTCTACTTGGCCCTCGAACGCATCCAGCATATACCACTCGCCCAGGTAGTCGATGCCCCAGACGAAGAAGGCGCACCAATCGTTTTTCTGGTCCTCGGTAACAGCCCAGTCAGTCGTACAGAATCGGCGCATCATGGAGGGCGGCGGCCAAGTGGAGGGGTCACCCCACTTGAACCAATCGCGGTTCCAGGCCTCGTTGTTTATGGGCTTGGGCCGTTGCTGGTAGAGGGGCCCCCATACGCGCGAACCATCGCGTCCGCCGCGATTCTCTGCCATTTGCCAATGTCTGGCAGGGTAGAACTCTGGCCAGATGTATTCACCGAGCTTGCGGCCAAGTGGGTCTGACAGAAGTTCGCATTTCGCTTGCAAACACAACACGCGCCACACCTGGCCGTCTTTGCACAATATGTCACCGCTCTCGCCCTCCCATGTATCTGGCAATATGTCGCCGGCCAAGTCGCGCTCATTCCAACGTGTCATAATCAAACCAACACCCGCGCCGGGTAGCAAGCGGCTGCTGATCGTCGCGGCGTACTCTTCGCGCACTCGCTTCTGCCGAGCGTCGGAGTCTGCCTCTTCCTGATTCTTCGTCGGGTCGTCAATGAGGAAGAAATTCGCGCGCCGGCCCGTGATGCCGCCCAAAATACCAGCAGCAACCAGCTCTGAGCCGTTGGATAGGCCCCAGTCGCCAACGGCTTCGCGGACCAACTCGAGCCGCTCATCCCATACCTGATACGTCTCATCCTTGCATATCGTCTGGATGCGTCGGCTCTGCACTTCTGCGATGTCATCCGCGTACCCCGTTATGATCCCGCGGTGATTCTTGAACTTCCCTAGTGCCCAGGCCGAGGCCACGTTGGCGTAACTCGACTTGGCACAGCCAGGAGGTGTAAACGTCATGGTCCGCGCATACGGCACGGTCATGGTGTACTCCATCTGGTCGAGGATGAGCGCGTGATGCTTCGCCATCAACATCCGCGCCGGGCCTAGTATATCCTCGTCGAGGTCCTCGATGGGCGGCACAGGGCAGAGCGGGATGTTGACTGACAGCGCGAAACTGTGCAGATACATCTGCGCGCGCTGTCGTCTCAACAGCTCGGCCGCGGCTGCCCGCTTGCGCTCCGCTACCGAGGCGTACTCGACAAACTCATCACTCACTGTCGCGCTGGTCCTGACTCACACCACCCAGCATCTCGGCCGCCGTGACGAGATCCGCCTTGAACACGTGGTCGCCCGTATGCGTCGTCTTCGTCCACCATGCGAGGTAGGTCTTAAACCCAACATCTGCGGCCCTGGAGCAAAACGCATAATCCTCTGTCAGCCACTCCCACTTCCCCGGCCGGTCGGCACTCTGCACGACTCGCGTGTTGCACAGGGGTGGGAAGTCCGGGCCGCCGGCAAGCTCCACCTTCGGCGTGCCGCGCGCCGCCAGAGTCTCGATCACAACTCGCTTGATGACGGTCAGACCGAAGCCGACGCGTCTTACCGGAACCGCCTTCCGCTCGGTGAGGTCCACGTCATTGCCTGCTGCTCCTGTGTCGAATGTGAAGACTGCGCCGGCCAGTGCCAGTGCATCGGGCTGTGGATGCGGCGCCAGGGAGGCTTGGCGGGCCGCCCGTTGGATCGCCTCCCAGTCGTACTTCTTCTGACAGCACACGGCGCCGACAATGGGCAAGTCCGACTCGACCATATCCAGCACGTCCTGCGGGTCGAACCCCTGGTCGCTGTCGATGAAGATGAGGTCCGTGCCGTCGGTCTTGTACAGGAAGTCGCGCATCATCGTGGTCCGCGCGTGCGCGATACTCGAGTGTCCGATCAACCGGCTCGGCTCCATCGGTATGCCGCGCTCCAGGCAGAGCTTCTGGAGTCCGAGCATGCTGCCGTAAAAATTGTCGTGGTAGCCGTGGTGTGCCGGGGTCGCGACGACCAGCCGACGCGGCTTGTACATGGCGCCGATGTTAAACGGGCCGGTTGGGTCGAGTGGTTGCATGCCGTAGTTTGTCATTGGTCCGCCACTATTGTTTGTAGATCGCTCATTGAGTATTGCTTCATGTTGCCGCCCTTGTCCTTGACGTCGACGCTGATCGATTTCATCTTCGGTACGCTGAATTGCAGCAGTTCAATGAACAGCTCGATCGCATCGCGCGGGCGTGGCGCCACGATGAATTTGGAATCGTCGTATGGATCCTTGATGCCGTTGCCAATTTCCTGCAGCCAGCGCTGCACGTTGTCGATGTTGCCGTTCACCAATTCGGAGACGCCGTAGCGAATCCGCGAGCGCGTCACTTTATCGATGGCCTGGGTGGGCATCGGTTTGACCGGGGCCGGGAGATTGCCCATCAGCGAGCCGAGCATCACGTCTTCTTGGGACATCGTGATATTTCCATCTGTGTGAGCGTATTTTTGATCCATACGCGTGAGGATATACGTCGGGCTTGAGGTTTGCCATAACCGTTGAGCCGATATTGGATTATGTTAAGTGAGATGTAAAAAGTGGTGAGATTAGCGCGGTCGGCCCGGCGCCCCGCGAATCTAAGCCGGCCTTTTGCACAGCGGGGGTCTCCCCCTCCTTCCACGATTCGCAATTAGCCTGCCCTAGCACAGCTCGCGCGCCGCGTCAAGCGAAAAGCTGATAGCTGCCTGGGCAGGCTGCGTTATGCTCGGCGTAGGACGATTCCTACAGCCTGCATTATGGCGAATAGCGAGCCGCGATTTGACAATATAAATAGCTGGGAATTAATCGCGATGTGACAATATAAATCATTTATCGCGTTTGACAATATAATTCATTTATTGGTTTTATCGATGCAGCTAATAGCTTGTCGCTTGCTGGCCCGGCGAAACGCAAATAGCTCCGAATATTATTGTCAAACGCCACCCCAAGATCGTGCGCGCATCTATAAACGTCAAAATATCGACAAACGGCTAACTCACTGAAACCAATACCTTTACTACTACTACTTTATTGATTTATCAATTTATAGATAAAATCTAGTAGCTATAAACTAGCAGCTGCAGCTGCCCTGTATTTATCCGCTCACCGCTCTACGCTGGCCCCACGCGCGACTTGGTTTGATCAATCAATCAATCAATCAATAAATGAGCGTCGCGCTATTTATTTTGTGACGCGCGTCTCTTTACTCCA